AATTACATTCGCATAATATAACTCACTGAACGCAATAGGGTACGTTATAACACGATCATTACCAGAATTGGTATATTTTCCCCACTGTAGAATTAAGCCATTTGCGAATTTTACATAGCCATTTTGCGCTAACAACGAATCAACTATGCCACCATTATTAGCAGCTCCAGCAAGCAAATGAACAAAAGCAGTTGTAGCAATTTGAGTACTATTTACTGTCTTTGCAGCGGTTGGCGCTGTAGGAGTTCCCTTAAAATCAGGGCTATTTAATAATGCAAAAAGATCTGCTTCTTTTCCAGCAAAGCTTAATGCATTACTGTTTTTTTGTACCGTCCATACAACACTGCCGTCATTTATCTCCTGTCCTACAACAGCATTAGCTTCTAAAATCGGTTCAATAGTACCTGTAGTTCCTGCAGTTTTACATAACAAATAAACCCAACTTGGACCGTTACCGTCTTCGGTATATCTTATATCTCCAGCTATAATTTCCTCATTCGGATTCCATGCATTCTTACTTTTTCCAACGATCGTGATTATCTTATTTTTAATATCACTAAGTAAATTAATTCCTTTCCCTGCCAAAAGAGTTAGTAAATCTCCCTTTTTAGTTGCAATAACATTATCTTTGCCAATAGTAATGCCTTTTAAATTAAAGTCATTTGGATGAGCTTCTGTGTCTTCATTATGCTCAGTAACTTTATCCTCTGCAATTTTTCTTGCATTAGCCACTGTTACTATACCTTCAGGATCAATAATTGCTGTTATATTCGCCATGTTTTCCGTTACTACATTAATACTAAATTCTTCTGAAATCACAACAGAGCTTGATGCGGAAGGCAGAAAATCAGGGGAGGTATCTGTCATTATTGCATACATTATTTCCCCAACATCAGGATCATTTGCAAATACACCACATTCACGAATATAGTACCCTTCTGAAAGCTCAGCATTAGTAACAATACTCTGAATTTTAGCCAATCCCCCATTAACACTAATTGCTGTTAATCCTAAAGCTTGTTTGGGTTGAATCAAATCAGTAAGATCTTCTGGCGATACTCCATCTGGAATAATACCAGAACCCAATTTCATCTTAGTGATCGTTAATGTACTACCAGCAATAGCTTTTGCCTGTAATACCTTTCCTTGTTTAGTCAACATTAAATTTGCCCAGTTTGGCATGTTACTTCAACTCCTTTGTGTACATAGATTGCAGCTCCAAAATAATTATTGATATTTAAAATCTGTGGCTTTATCTGTGATGGGAAAATCTCCACCTTTCTCATTGAAGAATAAACCCCTCCAACAAATAAGGAGCCAGCTATTTGACGGTCAAAACTTAAAGCATCAAGCCAACTCCTCACATTCTTACTTTCTTTAATTGCCCTATACAAATTATCTAAAACCGATTTATCTGGAATACCTTCTGAAATCATTCTTACTTGAAAATGATACGGCTCTCCACCATATTCCCAATTCTCATAAACTTTTGCTGATTTGAAAACGGCTGCGCACACTTCCTCTACTGCAGCAGGGGTCCCTTTTCTCCGATGCCAGTCTATTGCCTTTCGTACTAACGCGCGCTTTTTATCAAGGCTTGCAGCATAATCATAAAAATCTACATGATACTGCCAAGCCAGTTCATCAACTAGATTTTCCGGTAATTGATCAAGTCGTGGCAACAATAAAACCAAATTTGCTTTTTCGTTTATCATTTGCAATTTCTCTACAATTGCATCACAAATATTTCTTATTGCTTCATCCCCAGCTATACTGGAGGGCAGAAGTTCCTTGAGGTTTAACTTATGCAACTCATTCATCTTCCATACCTCCCAGTATCACACTGACATTCTCAGCAATCGCTATGTTATTTTCTGCAATTACTTGAAAATTTGGAGATGCTATAACAACCCTTTTTGCACCGGCTTTTTTTATAAGACTAATCAATTCATCTGGATTGATATCTCTACCTAACTTAGACTTCTGCCATATAACATAATCATTTACAGCTTTTGCAACTCCACTTTGTATAGAAATAGACTGTGCCTCATCTGCTCGGTTAATGTAATATGTCACTTCAACATTAAATTTAACAATATCAGGTGCTTTCACAATCACTTGATCGGTAAGGGGCCTAACAGACCTTTCGTTACACGCAGTTTCGACAATTTTAAGCATTTCTTCACCTGGTATACCTCCCTCGTTAAGCAACGGGACAATAAGAACTTGTCCTGGTTTGGGCGTAGTTACAGATACATCAACAATCAAAGTAGACGCACGTTTTGCAATTCTTATATATTCGCCTACAGGACCAGCAACAGAAAATCCTTCAGGAGCTTCACGTATAGCTTCTCTCAACGAATCATCGGTTTCAATATCTGCACCGCCTTCAGACGTCGTTATATTTACCATCTTTGCCACATACGGTATAGGATCAACAATCTTATTGATTTCTCCTGGTAAATAGCCATTACCAACAGTCCCCGCAACTGTACAAGATGCTGCAGCTTCGGCTTCAATCGTTCCAGCCAAAATACTCACATCATGATTGATTGCAAAAAACACATTATCACCAGCTGTCCCACGTGTTCCTGCTGGAATAATCGTCGCTACATCTCTAGCCTCAGATAATGTTATTTTCATTGTTGTAATTGCAAACTTCTCTCCCATACGCTCTACACCAACAAGTATGCCTAAATGATCCAAATTAGACCCTTCTGCATAACGCAACAGATTTTGCTTCCCGGTGTAGTTAATCTTGTTACATAACATTACAACAATCAATACAATCACATATAAAAATAACCGGACAGGATCACCTTGTGTAAGTGTCCTTCCAGTTATTGAGGTGTATAAATTTATGATTTCTGCCAATATTTCTTGTTCATCAGCACTGACAAAATCAATATCAGGCAGATCGTTCAGTCTCATTCATAACCACCTTCACTTTCGCTCTGATTATTCCTTCTGCATCAGCATACCATTCAACCTGTTTCACTGTTACTCTTGGTTCGTACTTCTTTAATGCAGTAAAAATTTCGCTTTCAACTTTAGCTTTCCCTGACAAAATAGGTTTATCGACAAAAGTTGCATCAACACCAAAATCGCGATCCAGCGGCACACTAAATTTTGAGGTGCTCAAAATAGTACTACAATTTTGCAATATCTCTGCTTCTTTTGTATGCGGCGCAAAATCAATACCTGCCATCCGACCTGCAAAAATCTCTAGTTCCATTATTATTCAGCTCCCTTCGTTGAATACTCCTGTAGAGATACATCTACTGTAACTGATAATATTTTGCCGTTAGCACGCCAGTAACTTACATCCTCTCCAATACTTTCCAGTACCCAATATTCATTAGAAACAGGTGTCCCTCCAAGAATAAAAGGAAAAACTTTACCTTCATCTCGCATTTTTCTAAGATGTTTTAGCTCCATTTCTGGACTTATACCGTGATCCGACCTCAATTGTATTTTCATACTTATTTTTTCTACATCTGGCCCTATAAATTCTAAGATAGGTTTCCTGCCAATAAGATCATGTTTTACCCACCTGCTTGACCCAGAGCGACTATAATCATGGAACGTCAGCATATAATCATGCGACACTACAAATGGGATATCTCCAATTGAACCGATTTGCATATTAACCTCCTATAATAACATCAGGGCTGCCTGTAGCTACTGTTCCACCACAATCTATTGCATCCCCAACCCTAGCTGCAGCCAAACCATTAATGATAACCGTACTACTACCGCTGATGATATGTGCCGTATGCGATGGATGCACAATACATCCATGCGGAGAATAACTATCGCCGACTCGCCCAGCACCTTTACCATTAATTATTACATTCGTACTGGCACTCACAAGCACAGTCCCTGGGCAAGCATCATGTCCTGTATCAGTATCGCCTAATCTTGTCGCCTGCAATTTAACCACCTCCTTTAAGTATTTTTGTATATAAAAAAGCGCCCTTAAAATAAGGACGCTTTAGTTAGCGATTATCTACTTTTTCTTCTTTGCCGTTCTTTATGAACGCCTTGCGTAACTCCATACAAATAACCCATCAAACAAGCCATAAATGGTTATCATGAAAATCAACTATAAACAGCCTACGAGCTGTTTTATTTTCGTTTATAAATGTGATATAATTGTGAAAAGCAGGCTGTAATATTATTTAGAAAGAAGTGTTCTATATGAAAAAATTAACTGCCCTATTTTTAATTTTAGTTTTTACATTAGCTTTAGCCGCTACGGCGTTTGCTCATCCAGGTAGAACGGATTCTAACGGTGGACATTGGGATAGAAGAACCGGAACATACCATAAACATTAACTTTCCCATATAAAAAGCACTCCTTAAGTGAAGTAGTCAAGTTAAAGTAGACATAAAAAGAGCAACTCAAAAGCCTTGTTCAATTTTAAATTGGATAGGGCTTTTGTAATTCAATGCGTAAGCTGGTCTGAAAATGTTGTAGTAACGGACAAAATCATCCAGGAATAAACTTAAATCCGAATACCCTTCCATATCAAAATCCAGGCGCATTTCTTGTTTTATCCAGCCATTGACAGACTCTATAATAGGATTGTCCGTAGGAGTACCTGCTCGCGACATTGAACGGAATATGTTATACTTTTCATGAGCTTTGGCGAAAGCTCTGGATGAATAGACAGCCCCCTGATCTGTGTGGAGGATTGTGGGCATCTGTTCATCCTTTTTTTGTTTGAGATCTTCAAGGCATTGATAATATGGACGGGGATCACCATGCCTTCTACCCAGGTGATGCGATATGATCTCATTGTTGAATGTATCTAAAACATATACCCATTCGTGGAGTTTGCCTTTATGCTTGAGTATAGTCATATCGGAAACTACCAGTTCCAGTGGACGCTTAGCATTCCATTTCCCCGCTACCGTATTAGGGTAGAAAGTATTTTCCCGTCCTGTTTTTTTGTATTTGTAGTGGTGTATTTTGGAACGGATGCTGCATTGCCTGCAGCACTTATGTACAAGGTTATCGCTAAACAGCAGATCTGTTTCATTACGAATAACTGCTGCCAGTCTGTGGTAACCATAGGACGGAAAGCGATTATGTTGTGCTTTTAAAAGACTGACGAGCTGCTGACGTTTTTGCCCATATTGATTTATTTTACCTTGCCTTTTACGCCACTTATAATATCCGGAACGATTTACCCCCATAAGCGAGCATAAAAATTGTATTGAATATTCATTTCTCATGTCGTCAATGATTTGATACTCACATCTTTTAAAGTAACGAATACCTTGTTTATACCACTCCCTTCTGACATATATCCTTTTTTTAAGCGGGCAATCTCAACCTTCTGTTTTGCCACTGTTAGCTCTAGGCGTTCTACCTGTGTAAGGTTTCGGCTGGCATGCAATGCAGAAAAGTGATTACCGGTTTTCTTTTTGTTTTCAAGGGCAGCTTCACCATGCTCCAAATATTTTCTTATCCAGTTGTGGAGCATACCTCTGGAAATATTTTCTTCTTTTGCTAAAACCCTCTCACCGATATTTTCATAAAAATATCGTCTTACAATACGAAGTTTGTCTTCTTTACTCCAGTTACGGTTTTTTCCACCTTGTGGTCTTCCTTTTTGAGCCATTGTTCTCACCTCATCTTCTATTTTACATAGAAAAAAGTAGACATGCTCTTTTTTCATGTCTACTTTTAGGTTACCACTTCACCTTAAGGAGTGCTTTTTTATTATATATACCCTTTGCTTCTAAGTGCAAAAACAACATCAATCTGATGATTATGACTTATTTCTTTGCCCATGTAGTCGCGCCAAAATTTATTTGGTGAAATATTATCAATATCGTCTTTTCCTAGTTTATCTATAATATCTAATGCCTCCATAGCATAGGTTCCATTTTTACTTCTTCTGTTATTTTGCCCCATTAAACTCAAAAAAGCATTTTTAGGACAACCTTTCGCAATACTGCTTGGACACCCTTCAAATATCTTTTCAGCTGCAATTTGCCACGCTTCTCTTGCCGATATTCCCTCATTTTTCATCAGTTCAAAAGCCATAATAGCGCAATGACCATATTTGCCAAATTCCATTTTAACACCTCATAAAATATCATTTTATGAGGTTATTATAACATAATTTTTTCTAATATTTAACCTAATTTATATTCACCACAGCACCGCGAATGGTCAACGTTCCCGCAGCAATAATACTAATATCACCTGTAGCATTTATCGTTAAATTTCCAGTGCTACGATCATGCTTTATGACAGTACCATCACCAAATTTTATAGCCCTTACATCAGCACTTCGCTCCTGAGGCCCATCTTCTGCTGAAAAAAAAGAACCAATAATAAAACCCTCATTTAGTCCCTGTCCACTTTTATTTGGCATCATTAAGCACAGAACTTGTTCATCAATATCAGGTATCCAGTAATCCTTGTCGACCATACTGCCACGATTTACAATCATCAAATTACCAGATACCAAATCGTCTTTATCAGAAAAAGCTACTCTTGCAGTATTTGTACTGACGTCAATAGAAGATACCCTCCCGATACGAATTATGTTTTTTATAAAATTAGTATCCATTTAAACACCTTCTTACATCAATATTTGTCGTATAACCGCTGCCAATATCATGTGATGCTCTGGTTATCAAGTACCTACCATCAAAAGCTCCAAATCCTAATAAATTAACTGTAACCCCAGATAATAAGACAAAGTTTCCCAACATATTTAAATATCCAGTGACTTCGTCTTTATTTTTTTCACGCAACCGTTTTTTTGCTAAATTTAATGCTTCCGCAACACTTTCAACTTGTTCATTTACTTGCAATGTTTTTCCCTTTTTCCCAGCAACAGTATAAGTTGCCTCAATATTGGATTTCGAACTGCCCTGCTGATAATTAACTCTGCAGGCAGCATAAATATCTCTAATTTTAGTACGCAGACTGTAGCCAGTACCAACAAACAAATATTTCATTCCAGACTCTTTTTTATAAATGATACCTGGTTTTACTATTGTTATCTTTGCTTTTTCCGCTTCATATTTTGCTTCATCAAAAACAATGATTTTTTTATCACTTATTTTCAATGCCAGACCTTTATCCTTACAAATTGCATATAAAAAAGACAGATCAGACTGTTCTGTCTGTTCTGCCCTATCCAGCACCGGATTTTCTTCTGTGTCCCAAAACAATGACATTCCTGCAGCAGAAGCTATATCATTAGCGATTACCTGCAGCTTTGCCTTTTCCCAACTCCGGCTACGTTCAGTACCTCTAAGAGTATTATTATCAGGCACGGAAACTGCTTTTATTTGTACTTCTGACGGATAGCCACTGCTTGTTATTTCATCGATTTCAAACAATCCCAAACGCAAACTTTGTGGTAACGCCGACAAAGTTTGCCAATATTTTTGCTGCAGCATTACATCTAGAAGTGCTCCTTTTTCCGGCATCCATGTCGATTGCCAAAGCCCTGCCTTGTCTTCCAATGTTATCTGCAAATCATCGGCTTCTCCCGATAGATTATCGGTATAGCTGATGCTTTTTAGATATTTACTGATATCAGCTGAAATATCTTTATTATTATATTTTATGATCGTCAATATTCTACGTGCTTCCATTTAACGCCTCCACGGCGGCAGCAAGTTGGTCGGAGTAGGCTTTTCATAATCCGGCACATCCAAAATAATACCTGCTGGAAAAACAACTATGTCAGCATATTGCTGATTTGCTTCCAGCAGCGCGTTTACGCCACTTTCATCGTCATATAACTTTTTTGCTATACCATCCCACATATCGCCCTGAATTGTGTAATATGTTTTAACCATACGAAAGCCTCCTGTTCTGATTCTGTATTTCTGCCAACATTGCTTTAAACTCACGCATTTTTTGATCTAACAAAGTTGAAATTTCAGCAGTATCCGCATTCCCTTGTACGGTGATCTGCGGCGCAAAGGTAGCCGTTATTCCGCCACCAGTTCCCAATGGATTCCCCATGATTTCATTAGTTTTGGCCAACAATCCTATATTACGTCTATTGGGAGTATGCGGTATCGCGCTTTCACCAGAGTTTTCCGCAAAAGTAGTAAGAAATGTCCCCCTGCCATAAATACCGCCATACGCATTTTCTGCAACCTCTGCACCATTACCGGATGCCGTAATATTCACTTTACCAAAAATAGGTGTAGATAAAAAATTACTAATAGATTGCCATTTTTCGCGAAGCCAGGTTTCGGCACTTGTAAATTGTTCCTGAATATAACTTGTGAACCTAAAAATAGCAGCAGATGGATTATCCCAAAAATAATCCCAATATGCGGCTAATGTATCCCAGTTAGCAATTATTGCCGTAACCGCGCCTATGATCCAGCCTACAGGCCCAGTGACAAAAAAGGCTATTCTAGCTATTGGACTGTCCCACAAAGTTGTAAAGAACTGTTTGACTGTATCCCAATGCCTGTATAAAATAGTTCCGGCAACGACTAATAAACTGATTCCAATCAATAACCAACCAATAGGGCAAGCTGCCATAGCCGCATTTACCAACATCATTCCACCACTCCACAGCTTCGTTGCCAAAGCCACAGTCCTTTGTGTGCCGGCAAGAAGCATTGTTTTTGATCTTAATACTGCCGTACAATTTCCCAAAGTCGTCTGCCATAAAGCACAGGTAGCCATAAACGCATTATAGCCGGAGATAATAGCTCTACCCGTTTTAAATGTAAGCCATAATAACCCAAAAGTTCCAATAGTGTATATGATCCCCTGTGCTACTATTGGGTGTGCTGTAGCTAAAGCCGATAACTTCCCCGTCCATACAGCTAAAGAATCACCTACATTAGCTATGACAGGTAAAAATCCATTTGCTAATGATATTTGCAACGACTCAAATGCCGAAGAAAGACGTATAATTGCACCTTCTGCATTAGCATTCATCTGCTTTGCCATTTTTTCAGACGCACCATCACTGTTAACTAAAGAATTTGTCAAATCACCAAGCACTTTAGGTCCTGCCTGTAGTACTGCCAGCCACCCCGCTGCTGCCTGCTGCCCGAAAATAGCTTTCGACATAGCCAGCTGTTCTTCTTTACTTAATCCTTTCATTCGTTCTTGCAATTGGCCTACTATGATAGCCATCTTTTGAGGTCCTTCTGCATTGCCAGTTTCAATACCCAAAGTTTTTAAAGCCATTGCAGCTTCTTTTTGTTCATTTGTCAAATCTTCCATTGACAGCCCCAGCTGCTCTAGCGCTTTACTTGCCATTTTAGGCGGTCCGGCCAATCTAATTAAACCAGCTCTCAGCGCTGTACCTGCATTACTCGCTTTAATGCCACTATTAGCCATAATACCTGCTAAAGCGGCTGTCTCCTCCATCGATGCCCCAAATGCGTGTGCTACAGGAGCAGCATATTTCATCGTTTCTCCCAACATTTCCACATTAGTATTTGTGGATGTTATAGTAACAGCATAAACATCAGCCATATGTTGCGCTTTATCAGCACTTAAACCAAAAGCAGTCAGATTATCAGAAACAATATCTGCAGTACGTGCTAAATCAGTATTGCCGGCAGCAGCTAAATTTAATAATCCTGGCATACCTGCAACAATCTCATTTGTCTTCCAACCGGCCATCCCCAGATAACTCATTGCTTCAGCGGATTGCGTCGCAGTAAACTTTGTTTGTTCGCCCAATGACCTTGCTGTTTGCGTCAACAAAGATAATTCAGGCCCTGTAGCATTTGCAATAGCACCAACTTTCGACATAGCAAATTCAAATTTCATTGCAGTCTGAGCTGCAGAGATGAACGGCTGAGCAATAGTGCCAATAGCAGCTGCGGTAGTTAAGAAACTTTGGCGTCTCTCTACAAACTGAGAATTTGCAATATTTTTTTTATTCAATCTATCCTGTAACAACTTCTGTTGTTGCTGAGTTTTATTAAGCGTATCTTGATATCTACCCATTTTTCTTTCATATTGCTCTACGCTCATAGCTCCATTAGTAAACTCAGCATTTAATTTTTTTTGAGCAAGATCTATTCTTTTAACAGTCTGTTGTAATTCTGTCAATTGCGAATTTGCCATCTTGGTCGATGATGTAAAACTATTAGATAGCATTCCATTTATAACAAATGCTGTCGTAAATATATTCGCCATTTTTTGCCTCCATTAAAAATTTATAGTATAATAACTATAAAGAGGTGAGCTTTATGATTATTCTTGCAATTTTGTTTTGTATTGGTTTTATATTGATGTGTATAGTCGGGTTCTTTCATGCAATGATTAAAAATAGACGGGAAGAAAAAGCATTACAATATGATTCTTCTGCTAAATATGATGGCGTCTACAAGCCCCTCTATGATCCTGACACATATGATGGCATTCACGATCCAGAAGTGATAGCAGTATTAAAAGATTGTGACGAAGTTTGTTCGCGTTCCCCAATAAAGAAAGAATATTTACGTTAAAAGCCCACAGCATTATTCATGCAGTGGGCTTTCTTTTTTTATTTACGGCACTTATTGTTTCAAGCCATTTCTCTAATTCGTTCACTGGTTGATTAAACCAAAAATGAACACTACCATATTCAAATAAGCATACTGCTATTTCCCGGATAACTCCTGCAGGGCTTGATCGGTCAAAGTGCCTACTAAAAAAACTGATACATTAGAAGTCACTGCAACATATTCCCTAATTGGTAAACCCTTAATATCATCAATTGTGACACCTAAAACCTTCGCCGCAATAACAGCATGGAATGTTTTAGAGTACACAATTTCCGGGGTACCATCTCCAAGAATCCTTGCCTGCTGCTCTGCGGCCGCAAAATCATATCCCGTTAGTTCTCCCAATCCTTGTTTAAGTTTTTTATAATCTACTTTCATCATTTACCTCCAAATTTTAAAAGCGGCACCACTCTGCGGCCGCCCCTTTATTTAATTTTTAATTCAGACCCAAAGCCTCGCGGACATCAGCCAAATAATCGGTGCCGCCAATATTAGAAATATAATTATATTTATCAACTTCCAGCACGGTTTCGCCAGCAATAATCACTTTAATATAATTAGTTTCAATGGTGTTGCTGGAGCCGGTAGTCGTTCCAACGTCTAATTTGCCGAGTTCGGTTTTTTTCGGCACG